ACTATCTGGTGTGCCGTGTGCCGTAACAACGGAGAATCGGAGGTAATATGCAATGAACAAGATTTCAAGGATTACGTGGCTCGCAAGGCGGAGGCTACGTTCGTGTTCCACAACGGAATTGGCTTCGACGTTCCTGTTATTGAGCGTATCTGGGGTTTTACTTTTGATAGGAGCAGTGTCGTTGATACACTTGTCCTCTCTAGGTTAGCCGACCCAAGCCGGTCAGGTGGTCACTCTCTGCGGAACTGGGGCAACATATTAGGTTACCCTAAAGGAGACCACGAGGACTGGTCACAGCTAACACCGGAGATGATTGATTACTGCATCAGGGACACAGAGGTCACTGAGGCTGTGTACAAGCGTCTACAGGTGGAGCTAGACGGGTTTTCTCAGCAGTGCATTGACTTAGAGCACGAGGTTCAGTGGGCCATTCAGGAGCAGGAGCGTAACGGGTGGCTACTGGACCAACGCTTGTGTCACATTCTGTGCGCTAAGTTTAAGGAGCAGATGAATGATATTGAGACAACACTACAGGAAGTGTTCCCGCCGATCGTTGAGGAAAGGTGGTCTGAGAAGACAGGCAAGCGCCTTAAGGATAAGGTTACGGTATTCAATCCCGGTAGTAGACAACAGGTGGCAGAAAGACTTGAGGCTAAGGGCGCTGTATGGACGGAACTCACGCCCAGCGGGAGGCCGCAGGTGGACGAGAGGACACTTGAGGAGAACAAACATATACCGGAAGCACTTCTCGTTCTTGAGTACTTACTCTTGCAAAAGCGATACGCACAAGTCTCCTCGTGGCTAGAGCACGTACAGGATGACGGTAGGGTACACGGTAGGGTCACTACTAACGGTGCTGTGACTGGACGTATGACGCACCAGAATCCTAACATGGCGCAGGTGCCTTCAGTAAACTCCCAGTACGGTAAGGAGTGTCGTGATTGCTGGATTGTACCAGAAGGACGCAAGCTGGTGGGTGTTGATGCCAGTGGACTAGAGCTACGTATGTTAGCTCACTACATGGGAGATGAGGAGTTTACTAATGTCTTACTTGGAGACGACATTCACACAAGAAACCAAATGGCTGCAGGACTGGAAACAAGACCTCAGGCTAAAACTTTCATCTATGCTTTTCTCTACGGAGCGGGAGACGCCAAGATCGGAAGTATCATCGGAGGAACTGCGAAGGATGGCCGCACACTTAAGCAGCGTTTTTTACGAAACACACCTGCTCTTGAAGACCTACGAGAACGAGTTGGAAAAGCTGCTGGGAGGGGCTACCTTATCGGACTCGACGGAAGAAAACTCTGGGTCAGGTCAGAGCATAGTGCACTAAACACGTTACTACAGGCCGCTGGTGCAATCGTGATGAAGAAGGCCTTAGTGCTTCTAGACGACTACGCCACGCAACACAAGATTGACTACAAGTTCATAGGAAACATACACGATGAAATACAATCGGAAGTGGTTACAGAGCAAGCAGAGAAGTACGGCTGGCTTGCAGTCGAGTGCCTCAAGGCGTCTGGTATATCATTCGACCTCAAGTGTCCCCTCGACGGAGAGTACAAAGTTGGATCAACATGGGCGGAGACACACTGATATGCAAACAAAAAAATGTAGCGCCTGTAAAGAATATAAAAATGTAGACGGGTTTCATAAAAACAGAAGATCTCAAGACGGGTTAGATCATAGATGTAGAGACTGTAAAATAAAATACAACAACGAACAAAACCCAAACAACAACCCAGAAAGAATGTGGGTTAACGGTAAGTATATTTCAAAGAGTCATCCTTTGTTTAAACCCGGACGCTACAAGACCTTTGAAGATGCAGCGTTTAGTAGTCTAGCGAAGTACGAGTTAAGCAAAGAAGGACAGGTATACATCATCACTAACCCTAACTTCAGAGACTGGGTGAAAGTAGGAATGGCTGTAGACTCAGAGGACAGACTCAATGGCTATCAAACGTCTTCACCCTTCAGAGACTACGCGCTGTACAAGAGTTGGCCTGTGTCTAACCGTAGGTCTGCTGAATCAGAGGCACACACGTACCTAGAGAAGACCTTTGACCGTAAGGGTGAATGGTTTAAATGCACACCAGAGGAGGCAGAAGCTGCCATTGCTGGTCTAATGGAGTCTCATAAATGAGCATACACACACTAATAGACGACATATACGAGGTAGTCGCATCTAAAGACGTACCCAAAGATGTTGATCTAGAGGCAGAGGTAGATCGCTTCGGGGAAAACTGCAAGCGTCTTATGACTAACCTGTTCACAGAGGAGCGTGACGGACGGAAGCTACGTATGTCTAACATAGGTAGAGACGACAGGTACCTCTGGAACGCAGTGAACAACCCTGACGTACAAGAGGAGATGACACCTAACACGTACGTCAAGTTTATGTACGGGCATCTGATTGAGGAGATGCTGTTGTTTCTCACTAGGCTATCAGGACACGAGGTTACCGATGAACAAAAGCAATGTGAAGTCGCAGGCATCAAAGGTTCTATGGACTGCAAAATTGACGGGATTGTCACTGACGTTAAATCTGTTTCGTCTTATGGGTTTAGGAAATTCAAGGATGGCAGCCTCGCTTTGGATGATCCGTTTGGATATGTGGCTCAAATTAAAGGCTATGCACACTCCGAAGGAGAAACAAAGTTTGGATGGCTAGCAATGGACAAGCAGAACGGGCACCTGACGTACCTCATGTACGACTCAGAGGACACTCAGGCTCCCATCTACGACAAGATTTCTTACGACATAGAGGAGCACATTGAAAGAGTAAAAAAGCTCGTAGAGCAACCGGAAGCACCAGAGCACTGCCACGAGACCGTACCAGATGGCAAAAGTGGAAATCAAAAGCTCGCAGTCGGTTGTTCGTACTGTCCTTACAAGCATACTTGCTGGCCCAACGTAAGAACATTCCTGTACTCAAGTGGGCCAAGATACTTAACAGAGGTGGTCAATGAACCGAAGGTCACGGAAATCCAAGCTAGGTAGTTTTAGATCGGAGTTTGAAAAAGATGTCGCAACGCAGTTACAACCATTTGGCTTTAGCTACGAGCCGTTCCAAGTGCCTTACGAGATACCACGTAAGTACACCCCAGACTTCGTGTACGAAGACAACAGAGGACGGGGTTACCTCATTGAGTGTAAAGGATACTTTAGAGCAGGAGATACGCAAAAGTATAAAGCGGTCTCTAAGTCACTACCGTGGACGCAAGAACTCATATTTGTGTTAATGAAGCCTAATCAGAAAGTAAGTAAAAGTACCAAACTTACTATGGCTGAATGGTGTGACAAACACGACATCTTATGGTATACTATAGACACACTAAAGGAGTTGGTTGATTATGTCTCTGACACTAGAAGAAATTAAGGAGCGTCTGTTGCGTTTTTACGATCCTGACGATCTCCTTGAATCTCTTCAGATTACTTCAGAAGAAATACTGGATAGGTTTGAGGACAAACTAATCAACAGACTAGAGAAATTTGAAGACGATCTAGAGGAGGAAGAACATGAGTATTGATGATGCAACACCGGCTGAGTGGGACAAGAACTCCAAAGGGTACCACAAGCCTGTCGTGGGTAGATTGTTTCATCCCAGCGATAAGGCTATATCAAGCGACCCTGTTGTTAAACCAGATCACTACAATAACGGCGGCATAGAAGCCATTGATTACATAAGGCAGCAGCTAGGATCTGGCTTTGCTGACTACTGTTCTGGCAACGTACATAAGTACCTACACAGGTACAAGTACAAAAATGGGGTAGAGGACTTACGCAAGGCAAGAGTGTACCTAAACTGGTTAATAGAGGCGGTGGTCAATGAAGGTAGTAGAGGGTAATTTCGGGAAAGGTAAAGAGGAACAAGACATACTGACATCTGAGTTTTTATCCCTCTTCGCAGTCAAAGCGATGCAACAGGAGGAAGAAGGTAGAGACGTAAGGTGTGCAGTAATCATGTACCAAGACAAAGAAGTGTTTGAGGTTGCGTCTAACCAGCAGTACCCAGAAGGCGTACATATGTTACTACAGATGGCAGCGCAAGCAATACTTAACGAAACTTTAGGAGTAACAGAATAGATGGACGCATACCAACAATACATACACAAGAGTCGCTACGCTAGGTACTTGCCTGAAGAGCAGCGTAGGGAAACATGGGAAGAAACAGTCAACCGTTACGTTAACTACTGGGTAGATCGTGCAGGACTGAATGACTTTGAAGTGTCAGAGATATTCAAATCAATACATGACCTAGACGTAATGCCTTCGATGCGAGCACT